GCAAGTTGAGGCGGATCAATATAAGATTCAGCCTGACCGTCTGCTACAACAACTGTATACACCCAATCTGCTCCATCTTGATATGGTTCGCTAATAACACGTACCTGAAATTCTTTATCATCAAATTCCAAGATAGCTCCAGGACCGAAATATTTTTCCCCTAACCATAATTGGATAGGACTCTGGTTTAACCCAGGAGAAATAGTTCCACCATCAGTTATGACAGCACCTTCCCATTTAGCTTGTTTAATTGGGATAGCTCTGTCACTTTCTATCATGACATCCCATTCATACTCTCTATTCTCAATAGTCAATGTCTTACCAAGCCCATTAGTAATAAAGTCAATTATATTACCCTGATTAAAATATCCCATAATATAGGAAAGGGCTGTTGACACTTTATGACGCTCAGTAAGCAAAGCGTTGGCCAACATCTTTTCATCGACAAGACCTGAGAACCATTTGGTACGAAATAACTGTAATTTATTTAATACACCATTTTCCATGCTTCACTTAATTTTAAATTAAACTTAAATTTTCTTTAATAATGAGCTACCCAATATACCTAATCCAAAAGAAGATAATTCTTCATCTGAAGCTGAATTTTTATTTCTTTTCTGCCTCTTTGCTTTTAATTTATCTTGTATTTCTTTGTAAGCGTCTGTAGTAGCTTTTTCTTTTACTTTTTTTATTAATGTATCTTTATTCTTAGTAAAGAATGCGGAAATTATTAGGTTTTTTACATCTGTTTGATAATCTTTTTGAAATCCTGTCATCCCATCCGCTGTAGGTTTGAAAATGTAATCTAATGTTTCACTTTTTTGTTTATCTGATAATTTTATACCAGCAATAGAATCCATTTCTTTTATAGTTGTTTTTACGTTATCTACAAAGAGATGTTGTTGCTTGAGTTTCATTTCACTATCTTTTCTCTGATTCTCTAATAGCTTTTCTTTCTCTTTTTCTTTGTATTCTTTTAAAAATTCAGATGCTTCTTCTGACTCTTCTGGTAAAACCCCAGCTTCATCATAACGTTGAATTCTTTTATCTATAATACTATCTTTAACACCTTGTATTTTTAAAGATTCTCTAATAACATTCTTCTGATTACTCTCAGAAGTTAAATCAATATTATCGACATCTAATTGGCCAAGATATAATTTTT